TGCGAATGTCACCCAGAACAGCAACCTTGCCAGCACTCCAACTTCGCAGTGGTCCGATTACATCAACTCCGACCCGGTCTCCGAAGTCCTGAAGCAACGTCGCACCTTACAGCAGCAGATCGGCGATTTCCCTAATTACCTGCTGGTCTCGCAGCCGGTGCTGGATACGCTGGCCAACCATCCCCGCATCCTGGACCGCGTAAAGTACACGGCCAACGGCGCCCGTAACCAGCTTGACGAGCAGGACCTGGCGCGGGTGTTCAAGGTCGAGAAGGTACTGGTCGCCGCGGCACTCTATCAGACCTCGAATGAAGGTGAGGCGGACAGCCTCGGCTACATCATGGGCAAGAACGCCATGCTGTTCTACCGCCCGCCACGGCCTGGCATCCGGGTGCCCAGCTTCGGCTACACCTTCTTCTGGGCAAAGCGCTCGGGAGTGCTGCGGTGGCGCGAGCTCTCGCTCGAGTCGGACTTCATCCGCGTGAAGAAGTATTACGCGCAGCAGGTGATTGCAGCCAACGCGGCGTACCTGTGGCTCAACGCCACGGCGTGATGAAACAGCCGTCAGCTTTCAGCCGTCAGCTTTCAGCAAAAGGGCTGCTCGCTGATGGCTGATAGCTGAGAGCTGAAAGCTTCTTTTCGGAGGAAACATGGCAGGAATTACAGTGAGCAGGGCCAGCAGCGATCTGCTGGTAGACAATCGTGGTTATATGCCCGTCGTCGCTACTCTGACGGTGACCGGCATGACCGGGGCCGCGTCGAACACAGTCGCCCACGGCCTGCCGCGCAATCCCAAACGGGTGTGGTTCACGGCGATTGCGAGTGGCGCAAACGTTGCGAATTGCAGCTTGGACACGGCATCAGCGGCGGCAGGCTTCGATGCCACGAACATTTATATCTACACGCCCGGAAGCGTGACAACCGTGCTGGTTCACGTCGAGTACTAAAGGCAGGATTCGGGATTCAGGATTCAGGAGTCAGGGCGAGGGCCTCCGAGGTTTTTCCCTGAATCCCGAATCCTGAATCCTCCGAGGGTCTTATGTCTTACTGCACCGTTGATGACGTTTGTTCGGCATTTCCGCGTTTCGTGCGGAATGCGCCCAATTCGATTCAGGACGCCCAGATCCAGGCCTGGCTTGACGACCGCAAGGCGCGCATCCGCTCCGCGCTCTACGCGCGGGCCATCGATCCCGACGCGATGGAGCTTACGCCCGACCAGGCGAACTTCCTACGGGCGCTCAACCGTGACGGGGCCATCGCCGACCTCGGCGACGCGCTGCAAGGGAACGTCTCACTCCAGCCGGGTGAGTCTTCGCAAGCCGACCAGCGCCGGCAATCCTTCGAACGGCAGATCGCGGAAATCAAGCAGGGCTTGTACGACAAGCTCTTTAGCCTGCTTGCAAAGACGGTGGAAATCGAGCCCACCTTGGGCGGCACCGCGGGCGCCGAAACCGACCGCTCCACGGCGTTTGACCGAGGTGAGGATAAAGCCTTTTCGAAGAATCAGGTCTTTTGAGTGGTGAATGGTAAATGGTGAATAGTGAATTGAGAAGTCGCATTTCGGGCTGGCCCCGTCTCCCGCAGAGTGGGACGGGAGGACGGGCCTGCCATTTACTGTTCACTATTCAGAATTAAAATGTGGATTTCCTACTACAACGCTGGCCTATCGAAGCAGGTAGTTCGGCAACTACTCGCTGTGGTGAAGCGCGATATTCAGGCGGCGCTCGATTTCGTCTCCGGCGTCCCCGGTTCTTACGCGCCCTTCGCCGAATACGATTTGGCATTGCTCCCAGTACAGCAGTTCCCGGCGATTCTGCTGACCCCCGATTCGGTGACTTTCGACGAAGAGGCAAACTGTACCCTACACCAGACGATGCGGCTCACCTGCGTAATCGCGGTCACGCATCAGGACCGCAATACCCTGGCCGAGATGACCCAGGATTACGCGCGAGCCGTGCGGGCGGTGCTCGACACGCTTTGGGAATCGATGCCGGGCGATTTCCTGCTCACCAATCTTCCGTTACCTTCGCCGCCCTTTCCGAACGGTGCGCTCTCGCCGGGACTCGCGAGCGGGAAGGTTATGAAGATTTTTGCTGAAGGTCACACGTTTGAAGAAATTGGCCGCAGACCTCAGAGCGGCTTTGCCATGGCAGCGACGATGTCGATCGTGGTGGAGTTAGAGGAAGTGTAACAAAATGGTGAATAGTAAAGGGTGAAGGGTGAAGGGTGAAGCGCAAACGATGACGTATGAGCGCAGGATCAGGAAGGTCTTTGATTCATCCTTTGACCTTCACACTTTACCATTCCTTTACACTTCACACTTCACAATTAAGACGGAGAATATATGCCACCACTAGTATCAGCTTCAAGCATCCATCAAGGTCCGGGCCGCTTGTGGCTCTACGTGCCTCAGCCTGCCCACGGCAACCGGCTGGTCATCGGGCCAGACGGCTCGCCGGCACAGCCGGCCGGGCTCGGCGCGTGGGCGGCGACGACCGCCTATACGGCCGGCCAGATGATTAAGGACGCAAGCAACAACACGGAATTGTGCCTCGTCGCCGGGACATCCGGGGCGGCGGCGCCGCCGTGGCTTACCGCCCCTGGCCCGCCCATCACGGATGGCACCGCGAGCTGGTTGTTTGCGGGCGCGTTCGGAGCCTATTGTGCCGGGGCTACGGAAGGCGCGATCACTTCCACCCTGACGCCGAAGTACGAAGAGATTGGAGCCGATCAGGTCTCCTCTCCCATCGACGTGGTGATGACTACCGACGCCTACGAGATCGACGTCACAATCAAGCAGTCGAACCTTGCCAACTTGACCAACTTCTTTCCGCCGGGCACCTTCTCGACCGGTACGGACACCAATCAGCCCTCCGGCGCGCAGTCGTACGAGCAGATCACCTTCGGCGGCATTATTCCTGTGCCCAAGATTGGCGTAGCAGCCATCTCTCCGCGTCGCGACGTGACGGGAAAGTTCGTAGTCTCGCATCTCTACCAGGCGTACCAGGCCGAGGCGATCAAGCTGCCCTTCCAGCGCGGCAAGGAAACAACGTATGGAGTGAAGTTCAAGGGCATCGCCGACTCCAGCCGGCCGGCTGGCGACCAAGTGGGGATGGTGTGGCGGCAGATATAAAGTTATCAGTAATCAGTCGTCAGCTGTCAGTTACTGATTACTGAAAACTGAGAACTGAAAACTGCGAGGGTTTCATGGCCAAGTCCAATGGCATTGCAACCGCGAACGACTTCAGAAAACTCGCGGAAGATAGCGCATTCGAAGAACCGAGCCGCGTGGTCCTTCCAAAAAGCGGTTTGGGCGTGGTGCTGCGGCGGCCCACCAAATTCTATTGGGCATTGCGCCGCAGCGAGTGGCCGCGCGAGCTACGGGAAAAACTGGATCTGGTCGGCGTGGGTGTGAGACCGGAGCTCACTGCTGACGAAACGCTCCTGCTTGTCCGCGAAGACCAGCAGATGCTCAATGAGGCTTTCGTTGACCCTAAGCCTTCCCTTAATCCGGGTCTGGCGCAGTTCGATCCCAACTGGCTCCCGAAAGAGGACGCTGAATTCATTCTGAAGTACCTGCGAGGCCAGGTTCTGGCGAACGGCCAGGATCTGGACGCCTTTCCTCGAGGCCAACAAGGGCATGCTGAGGGAAGCGGCGCAGATGGCGCGATGGTACGCGAAGACGCCGAGCGAGATGTTATGTCGCGCGGTGGCGCTTTGGCGCATTGACGAAGCGGCAACCGCGGCGTTGTTGTCCGCCCGCCAAGAAGAATGGCGGGATGTAGATTCCGCAGAGGAGAGTACGGCAAGACACATATTCTGGTGAAGGAATTCATCGGTTATCAGTAGTCAATTGTCCCGCCGCGCCGGGATGACTGAAAACTGATGACTAAGAACTAAAACGGCTGACCGTCCGCCAGGAGTTATCTTCGCAATGGCCACCCACACCTCCAAGTCCACACCGGCAGCGCCGAGCATGAGGGCCGACCTGAACCGGGAACTCATCGCCCCACTCCAGGAATTCGACAGCATCGCCCGGCTGGTGTCGAAGGATATGGTCAATGAGCTGACGCCCAGCATCCAGACCTGGGCGCGTGACACGACCCAGTCGATCAATGCGGTTCAAAGCGCCATGCAAACCTTCGAGGTGGTAGCTGTCGATGCCTTCATGGAGACAGGCGACGCCATGACGGCGGCCGGGATCGCGGCAGCAATTTATGGCGAGAATACCGGCAAGGCGATGGAAAAGGCCGCAAAGTCTGCGCTCGCATCGATTGCGGAACAGGCGGGGGTAAGCGCATTGAATGCCCTGGCACAAGGCCTCTGGTTCCTGGCGCAAGCCATCTTTTTCGGCGATCCAGAGGCGGCGGCCGCAGCGGCGACGGATTTTGAAGCAGCGGCCGAATGGGGGGCGATTGCTGGGATAGCGGGCGCAGCAGCCGCCGCGATGCCTAGTGGCGGCGGAGGCGGTCGCGGAGCGGCCGGGTCCCGCCCTGGCGGGAGCGAGGGAGGCTATGGCGGCGGTGGCGGCGCGCCGCAGTTGGGCGGCTACGGCCTTGCACCCGGCGCTGCGAGCGCACTGAATCCCCCCAGCGGGCAGCTTACGGTGATGGTGGTGGGTGAAGCGCAGGCGGGTCAATGGCTTGCGACCACGCTCAACACTGCCGTGCAGCGAGGCGTGCCGCTGAATGCGACGACGGTGCAGAAAACGCCATACGCCGCAGGCTAGGCGGGAAGTGTGAAGTGTGAAGGATAAAGGATAAAGTGAGAGCAGTTTAGTCTTTACACTTTAGCCTTTACACTTTCGAGCCAAACACGATGAGTAACCCGAAGATAGTTTACGATCCAGGAACTGGCCCAACGACTCTGACGTTTCTGCGCCCGCCACGCAAGCTGCCCGCTTACCAGTACAACGCCGTCCGGCACGATAACATTTCGAGCGCCGGGGTGCGCGAGGCTGTGCTCGAGCGCGTCGAGACTTTCCTCGAGTTCGAGATGGAATGGGTGGCTATTGGCTCGGACGTGCAGGCGTGGAATCAGTTCATGAAATTCGCGCTGGGCGGCGGCCAGTTCGGTTATTACCCGGACGCCTCGCAGCCAGCCTTCACCAACTACTGGCTGGAGGACACCAACTGGACGGCGGCCTACAAGAGCGTCGGGCAGTACACGTTCAAGGTGAAGTTCCGGCAAGTTGTTTCGTGACGTAGGGGCGATCCTTGTGATCGCCCCTGTGGCTGGTGAAGGGGAAACCAGGGCGAACACGAGGTTCGCCCCTACGAGCGATGATTCAAGGTAACCAAACCTGGCAACTGGCGCTGGCGCAGCCGCAGAAGCAGGCGTACTATACGGTCGAGATTCCGGACTTTGCCATCGCCATCGCGAGCTTTACTGCCTCCACGCAAGCCGCGACAATGCCCAGCGGCTACGGCATCGTCTTATACGGCATCGGGCTGTACGGGACCTAAGAATGATGAATGGTGAATGACGAATGGTGAATTAAGAAGCTTCATTCCGGTTCTTGAATTCATAATTCAGAATTCACCATTTTGTGAATTTATGCCGACAGTTTCGCAGTACTATCCCGGAGATTTCTACGGCGACACCGCTCAGTCGCTCGAGTGGCTCTATTCGCGCCAACTGAAGCTGGTGAATGGCTGGGAAGCGAATGCTCTCGAGACGGGCTTCCCAGTGACCTCACTGCCGGGCGCGCCATGCGTTCCGACGACACCGCCTTTCATCGAGTGCGGCATCGTTTCGCAGAACGACCTTAGCCAGGTTCCGCAGACTGCTTGCGAGAGCATCGCCATGGTGCCACCTGGGATATTGATGCTGGGGATGGATAACCAGCTTAGCCCGGATGGCTGCCCCATAGATCTCTCGCCGATTGGCCTTCCTTTCGGGAACCTTTTTCCGCCCCTGCTGCCGGTCACCAGCGCGCAGATCAGCGCCTACTACCAGCAGATGTACAACGCCAATCCCAGTGGCGCCGTGATCAACGGCGTGACTTATCCCGTGCTGGCGGGCTTGACGATCTACGGCTATCTCTTCAATCCCCAGCAGAGCATGCTGAATTACCGCATTGACCTTTTCAGCAAGACCGACATCTTCTATTACCAGGGCAGCGCGGTAGGGACCGGGGCATACACCAGCGGGCCAATGAAAGGCCAGTATCCTTCGCCGTCACAGTTCCAATCACTGCTCGTTCAGCAAGGCTTGTACGGCTACTGGGGCGCGCAGGTGTCCTTCCCAGGCATAGTGATAGCAGTGCTTTACCCGACGAGCGTGGCGCAGCCAGCCGTGGGCTCATCGTTCAGCGTTCTGCCGGCGGGCTGGATTTGCCATTCGAATACCGGCGTGGGCTACAAACTGACGAATTATTTTGCGCGCATCTATGCCAAAACGGATGTGGAGTACTTGCAGGAAGACAACATCCCCATCATCGTGCAGGATAATTTCCATGCGCGCTGCGGCTCGAGCCTGGTCCTGCGTCCCGGCACTCCCACCGTGCATGTGATGTACATGGACCCGGTGAAGGGTCCCACGCAAGTTTGCACATCGCTGGCGGCTGATTGGGCTTTTCCCTCCTTGCCGCTTTCGTTTATCGTGCCTACTTCCGACCCGCTCTATTTCCCCGATCCTACACTGACAGAGGGGGCAGCCCTGCAAAACCGCAGCTACATCTATGATTGCGCGCTGGCGATTATCGCCTTCTCCGGGTCGGGCAACTTTGTTGCGGCCGCGCGAATCATTAAGCAGCTCGACGCGATTCTCGACAGCCCCGGCTATCTTGCTTCCATTATCTTCGAGAACGGCGAAGATGCGGCGTCGGCGAGCCGATGGACGAAGAGCAACTCCGGCGATTCCGTAACCGACGTGAATGATCCCACGCAGCCACCCTACGGCAACGGCTTGGTGGTCGATTTCCTCGCCACGGCCGCAAACGATACCTTCACCTATTCTGGCAGCGGCCTCCCAGACACCACTGACACGCAGGTACAATTTCAGCACAAAGAAGCGCAGGCGGTTACGTTCAATTTCGCCATCGGGGTCACCACGGCAGGCGGCAAAGTCACAAGCGTTCAGGTAACCTCGGCGGCGGTCGCGCCGGCGGCGCTGGCAGGAACCATCATTACCATCGCTGTCGGACCCGGCAACGGTTTGTACCGTTTTCACCTGGTCAACCTGGCTGAACTCATCTCGACGCTCGCGGGCGACACGCTCAGCTCGATCACTGGATTTGTGGTCACATTGAGCGCACCGGGAGACCTTTACTTTGACAACTTTTCGGCGGGCAACGTGCAGCCCACCAATTCTCTTGCTTTCAGCTACGACACTTACTATGGCCTGGTGGACCAGGCCTACATCCGCGCCGGTGCCATGGGTTGGGTGTGTTACGCCTACTGCATCTACATGCAGATCACGCAGGATTTCAGCCCGGCACTCTACCTCCAGCGCATGATTAACTTCCTGCTCACCTTGCAATCCACAGCCTTCGACCTCACCCAGGGGCTGTTTTACCTCGGCTGGGGAACCTACGAAAATCCGGGCTATCAATTCGTGCCCGGCCTCATGCAGCGGGTTTCGACCGAGCACCAGATCGACCTCTATTTTGCTTTCATGCGCGCCGCCGCAACCTTGCCCACTGCGGCTGTTCAGCTTCAAAAAACCGACCTGATCACTTCCACGCAGGCGGCCTCGCTGAACGCCACTGCCTCGCAATTGCTGACCATCGCGGATGTTATTGCCACGAAGGTGGTTGCCAATCTCTATATCGCCCCGAGCGGTGGCGTGCCTGGCCACTTTGCCCAGGGCGCAGGCTCTGAAGCGACCCCGCCCGCTGGGCTTGATACCAGCCAGGCTTGTGATGCGGCTGGCGCTTGGGCGGCGCTTTTCTGCCACGCCATCGGTCGCGACGACCTGGCTCTGCAATGCCTGGAGTTTGTTGACCAAAATTTCCTGCTTCAGAATCAGCAGATTTTGCTATCTGCCGCGACGAACTCCTACAACGAAACTTATCAGCAGCTCACTCCCTTCAGCGGCTTCAAGTTTTTCAATGATTCTGCCGGCGGCTATTCAGGCTCTCCTCTCAGCATCTCGCAGGAACAGAGCTGGAGCATGCTCCTGGCGCTGCTCGACCTATACAGTGTCTCAGGGGTTGCGGATTACTTCGCTAGCGTCTATGGCAGCCTCGATGCCTATCTCACCACGCTCATCACCAGCCAGCGCACCGTGCGCGCCACTACGGGTGATGGCTCGCTGCTCATGTTTTCGCTGGCCTCGCGCGATTTGCCTTACGAATTTGAAGTTTGGCCGGCCTTTGCGGCGACAGCATGGTTCTACCTGGTCTCCACAAATCCCGGCCTGCTGCTTTCCCTTGCCAATGCTCCAACTCTTATCCCCTACCTGCAAATTCCACAGGGAGCGAGCCAGCGGGTGAACGAGCTCGAAGGGCAATCCTCGCTGGGCAGCATGACCATCACCTGCATCGATCCGAATGGCACGCTCAAGGGTCTCGCAGCTCAGGATGTGCTGATCGGCAGGATGGTGCATCTCAAGCAAGGGTTTCCGGAGCTTGCCCTGGGCGATTTCACCACTCTGCAAACCATGCAGATCACTCAAGTGGGCCAGGACACGGATGGCCGCATCACTATTCAATGCGCGGATGTGCAGCGCTTTATCCAGGGAATGCAGATTTGGCTGCGCGGCGGCCCGCTCTGGTGGACACCGGGCGGTCCCAAGGCGCAGCAGCCCGTCGGCGCCTCGTGGCTTAAAAATGGCTACCAGGTGAGCGACCAAAACCCGCGCTATGTGGCAGGCAATCCGATCGACATCATCCTGGCCGTGCTCCAGAACGAGCTCGGCGTGGGCCAGGACCCGGCCCTCCTGACCTCGAATTACGTGATGCAGAGCCTCGCGCCCATCTACCAGGAGCAACAGAACTACGAGCCCTTGCCCCCTCCAGAAGGTTGGGCCATCTATGCGCCTGGCCAGGACTCGACGCTGATCAATCCCAACCCCTACATCGACATTCCCGGTTTCCTCGCCTTCCGGGACGGCGAATTTTCCGGCGTTTGGTTTGATTTTATGATTACGCGGCCTATCGATGGCAAGCAGTTCATCGAGGAGCAGATCTTGAAGCCTCTCGGCCTTTACACTATCGTCCGCGCCGATGGCCGTCTCTCGCTCAAGACCATGAAGCCGCCCGTGGTGCAGACGCCCGTGTTCGCCTTCAGCGCCAAAAACATCATGGGAATCCTACAGACCCAGCGGCAGAACATTGTCAACCTGGTTACTTTCCAGATGGACGTGCAGCAAGGCGGCATCACCACCTCGGCGCGCAGCTACGGTTACCAGGTGAGCTATCAGCAACAAACTTCGCTCAAAACCTATCGGCAGGTGTACGAGCAGCAAATCCAGTCCACCGGCCTGCGCGTGGCACGCGGCGGGATGATGCTCTCCCGTCTGCTCGCCGACCGCATCTTTCGCCGTCACGCCTTCGAGCCGCCTACCTATAAATTCACTGCCCAGCTCGCCACCTTGCAGGTGGAGCTGGGCGATTACGTTTGGCTGAGCCACCCCAAAGTTCTTGACCTCACGGTGGGCAAGCTGGGGCTGAGTAACGTGCTCTGCGAAGTGATCGACAAGCAGCCGAATTACGCTCAGGGTACAGTCGATTTCACGCTGCTTGACACGCGGTTTATCAATCTGTCAACACCATTTCACATCGCGGCGGCTGCTGCGGGTGTCCCAGATTATGCTGACGCTACCTCGGCCCAGCGCGCGCAATATATGTATATCTCCTCTGCCGCCCTGGACGGCGAGAACAGCGACGGGACGGCGGGGGATACGATCTTCTGATTGGTGCGCTATGTCTCAACTGGTCTTAAGTGCTATTCCTGGGTTTTTCGATCTCGCTGACAGCGCCATCGCCGCTGGCAAGCTGCTCACCGACGACACCATGCTCAAGATCTCCCACAACGCCAAGTTCAGCGCGGTGCGCGGCAAGCTGATTTTCATGGGCTTTTACGCCAACGGCAACACCGTGCCGACTCCAATCGATCCTGACGATGGCTACGCTTACCTGCGCCCGGAGTGCCAATTCGTCTGGACGATCTATAGCAACCGCGCGCCGGCCACGGGATTCGTTCCCGGCCAGGCCACGCCGCCCCCCATCTCATCCTCACAGCCCGGCCAGCTCTATAACTTCCCCGGGGGCTGGGCCATCAACGACGTCACGGGCCTTGTGACTCTTTGGACGACGTACTATGCAAACGGGACGGAAACGGTGAACAACGACGGCATCATCAAAGTCTACGCCATCTGCTCGCGCATGAGCTCGACTACTCGCCCTGGACCGCCCGCGCCTCCGGCGCCTACGCCTCCTATTCCTGCTCAACCTGCTCCTGTCACCTATACTCCCACCCCGCCTGCTTTCAGCCCTCCTGTCGGGGCCCAGTTCTTTCTGCCAAACACCTACCTCGACAGCGGACAGTATCCTACAATTGATCCCACGATTGCCCATGCGGGTGGCTTCCTCTGGGCGCAAGTATGTGGTTTGAACCGGTATGGTCTTTGGAATGGCGACTGCACCTGGTACGGGTTCTCCAATCCTTCCGGCTCTAAGACTGCTGTCTCGCTGACGGTGTACAGCCGCCAGGTAGCGAGTTCCATCACGCCTGGCCTCGGGACCGTGCGCTATTCCCTTGATGGTGGGATTACCTGGACCAATATAAGATCGAGTACCGGTCTTTGGGATGCCTCTACAACGCCAGATGTGGTCGCGCTCGCTGACTCTCAGGATTTCAGTCTAGTGAGGGTCGAGGTGTCCCAGGCGGCGCCGACACAGCCTTACTCGACTGGTGTTAATATCTATGACATTTTTATAACGGCGTCCCTGTCATCCTAGTTTGTCGAATGGAGCACCATGGCTGAATTGACCTTAAGTGCAATTCCTGGTTTTTTTGATATCGACGACAGCGCCATCGCCGCCGGCCAGCCGCTCACCGATGACTCCATGCTCAAGATTTCTCACAACGCCAAGTTTGGCGCGGTGCGCAGCAAGCTGATCTTCATGGGCTTCTACGCGGACAGCAACACCGTGCCCACTCCAATCGATCCTGACGATGGCTACGCTTACTCACGCGGGGAGTGCCAGTTCGTCTGGATGATCTACAGCAATCGTGCGCCGGCCACAGGATTTGTTGCTGGCCAGGCGAGTCCGCCCGGTCAATCATCCTCGCAGCCCGGCCAGCTTTACAACTTCCCCGGCGGCTGGGACATCAACGATGCGACTGGTCTGGTAACTTTGCGGACAACCTACTGGCAGGGTGGGAATGAGGTTATGAACAACGACGGAATTGTCAAGGTCTACGCCGTCTGCCTGCGCCTGAGCCTGAACAATGCAAATTGAGAAGGCAGGAAACAGGAGGTGAAGCTATCCCGCCGCGGCGGGTCGGCTATCAGCTTTCATCCCACCATGGCGGGGCCGCCCGGGCAGGCTGAGAGCTTATAGCTGAAAGCTGAGAGCTAAAATGGCCGTAACTCGCACAGTTCTTCCCCGCAAGGGTCTAATCCAGTCGCAACACGGCCTGACCAGCTACGAGGCTGACCAGGACCAAAACTGGGCGCTGCTGGATGCCAATGTCGCATTCATGAGTGATCTACCACTTACGCCATTCCTGCAACTCGGATGGAATGGACTAGTCTCCGGCTTCGTCCTTTCCCCTTCGAGCACCTTGGTTCCTGGGATCACGGCCGGCATCCTTTACGCGCAGGGCGCAGGTTACGCGGCTGCAACTGCACCTACGCTCCCGCCGGCGCCGGCCAGCCAAACAAGTTACCTGTTCTACAATTCCGTCAGCGGCTTCTATTACCAAGCGGGCGCCGTGGGCGCGACGGCCGGCGACGCCTTGATCGGCGTGGTCACTACCAACGCCTCAGCGGTTATCGCAGTCCAGCAGGCGACACCGCTGTTCGGCGCAGTGAGCGTGGCGTCTAGCGCAGCGGGGAATTTTACGGTTCCCCATCTGCTCGGTCGTGTTCCCGTCTGTGCAGTCATTCAAATGACCAGCGGCGGCGCAATCTGGTTTCAGACGCCGACCAGCTACGATGGCACGAATCTTTATCTGGTGGCTTCCGACGCGGGAGTCACAGGGAAGGTGATCGTATGGTGACAATAGCAGGATTCAGGTCCGGTTTCAGGTCCGATACGGATCGGACCACCGGACTCCAGCAATCGGAGATTCAGGATTCAGGGTTCAGGAGGTTGCTCTGGAATCTGATCCCGGCGCTACCTCTGTGCTGCCTGCTCGTTGCTGGCATAATCAAGGCACAAATGCCGGCCAATACTCCCACCTTCAACGTCAACGCCAAGTGGGTCACTGACCGCGGCAGCCAGGTTTTCAACGTCAAGGCCTACGGCGCGAAGTGCGATGGCACGACGGACGACAGCGCAGCATTCGCCTCGGCGCTGGCAGCTATTCCCGGAGGGACCGCCTGGCCAGCACTTAATACAGTTGGAGGCGGAACGCTCTTTATCCCGCCTAGTCCCACCCCCTGCAATCTAGCCTCTGCGCGGCTGGCGGTCACCAAGAGCAACGTCATAGTCTCCGGGTATGGGGCTGTCTTGCTCTGCACGGTTTCTGATGATTGTATGACCTTGGGCAGCCTCACCAACGCCACTGCCAACCAGAACATCGTAGTAAGGGGCCTCAGCATGGAGCCTGGGGCGGGTTCGGCTGGCCATTCCGCGATCCGCGACAACGCGCAAGGCTCTCTCATCGAGGACATCACGAACGTCGTCAATTATGCTGAGTATCCTTCTTTCCCCGGTTTCAGTCACTTCATCGAGAATGACAACGACCAGTCGGAGACCGTGAGGCACATTTTCACTTCCGGGTACTACCTGAATTGCGATGCCAGCTTTTGCGGGTCTACCCTTTGGGAACCAGGGCCGCTTGCAACTAACGCGGGCATCACGTACCTGTCGGATTTCAACTTCGCTCCTATGTGTCACGGAAATGGAATCGACTGGGAGGATGGGAACGACCTGCACGTAAAGGGCGGGGTCATCCAGGGATATAACCAGTACTCGATGCGCATCGCTGGCGGCATAACCCGCAACTTTAATATAAATCAGGTCCACTCCGAAATTGGGAGCTGCACCAATCCGCTCGGGAACGTGGGGATCGCCGGACTCATCGCGATAGGCGCGAACGTATCCAATTTCGGCGGGCAGGCAGGCGGCGGCGTTGCGATATTCCCGCAGGCGGGAACGACAGCCAATACTCTTTACCACTACTACGTCGTGGGCAAGAATTCCGGCGGCTCTGCGACCACTCCCATCGCGGCTGGATACGTCACCAACGGCAACCCCACGATCAACCCCACGAATCACATCACGGTGACTTGGAACGACTTCCAGCAGAGTTGTCCAACCTGCACCTATGATGGCTTGAGATACAATCCCCCTGCCTATCACCAATCGGCTCCCTACGGGACGGGGAATTGGGCTGTGTTCACCGGACTTGCGGAGTCGAGCATCTGTTCAAATGGCGTCTGTACCTTCGTGGACACCGTAACGAACCCATCTTCATATACGGTTTCTGCCGGCGGAGGCTATTCACCGGGACTCAGCTTGTGGGGCGGTGCTGTCGTTCTCTCTGCGGGGGCGTCATACACAGGTGATTCTCTTCCCTTGGGTGGGATTTTTGTTAGTCCTGATGTCCCATCACCGGGGAGAATAACACTTTTTGGGGGACCGACCAATGCTTACTATCAAGACCTTGAACCCTTCAATCCTGTTATTGTTACCGCGCTGAATTCTGGAACCTTGTACCAGCCCCGGAACGCGCTTGCAATGGATCAAAGCTACATCGGGGGCGGGACCAAAGGTATAATCAATTTAGGACCAGCCGCTAGTCCTCAAGACTCGATTACGCTTGTTGACAGTAATCCCTCGAAGACCTTTTCGGTTGTAAGCGCACGACCGACTTATGATGCTGGTGATACGGCAATTGGCACGGACATAGTTGGGCTCGCCGTAAGGAGTCCAGGAGGCGTTTCGCAATACCTCAATAGCCTGCCCGACAACGCAAGCTGGTCGGAGCGACTGGTTTCGGGCCTCAAGATATTCAAGGTTCCCTTGGGCGCTTTTTCGACGGCTCAGCTTTCCGCTCCGTTTTTCGGTGGTATCTCCGACATAGCGACGGGCGGGACGCTCAGCCCTAATACCCAGTATTGCTATTTCGCTACTACTTTGGACAATCTGGGCGAAAGCTATCACGACCGGCCAGAAGTTTGTCAGACTACAGCCAACGACGGCAACAGCACCCATCAAGTTTCGATGTACTTCAAATCGCAGGCTGGGCAGGTCAGGGGCTACAACGTTTACGGTCGCACGACTGGCGCCGAGCAACTAATCACTCCGACGCCGGTCCCTGACAGTGGTGGCTATTGGATAACCTTTAACGATACGGGTTCGGTTACCCCGAGCGGAGCGCCACCCACGAATAATACGACAGGGAAGATTCGGCCTGCACTTTACTCTACGGCCACAAACTGCTCTTCATCCGCCAGCCCGGCTGTCTGCGGATCGGCAGGGGCGGGATCGGTGGTCATCGCAGCGGGCGCGACGTCCGTGGTAGTGGACACGTCGGCGGTGACAGCCAATAGCCAGATTTTGCTCACCGAGGATTCATCCTTGGGGACGAGGCTGGGCGTTACCTGTAATACGCAATCACTTTTGACCCTCGGCGTGCCGAAGGTGACGGCACGTAGCGCTGGGTCGAGTTTCACGGCAAGCATAGAGGTTGGGCCTACAACCAATCCTCTGTGCATCAGTTACGCGATTTTCAACTAGAGGGCACGACGTCCTGAATGGTGGAAGGCGATCAATGATGACCCAAGCTGCTGCCTTGGCCGCGAAAAGTCGAGTGCGGCGAGCAGGTTTAGGAGCATTTGAAAGTGGGCGTGGATCATCTCGCCAGCCCCGAACAGTAACGGCAAACGTGGGTAGTGGTACAGTTTGACAAATGGTTGGGATCGAATGTGCTACTTAAATCCTCTGGACTTGTCAATTTTGCCTTGCATTTGGGTAGTGGCGTCTTTTAGCTTGAGAGTCATGACATGCCACCTTGCGTCTGGAACGAGACCTGCTCAGAGGGAAGCGCAATTCACGCAATGTGTTATGATTACCTCGTTGGATGGGGAGACAAGATATAGCGATTCTTTATATTGACATACAGGTTTACGAAGTGGTACTGTGTAACTGGGGGTAAATATGCGGTGCCCCCCCGGAAGACACAAGACTCACCCTTGACAACCAAAATCCGTGCTAAGATCATCTACCAAAGCTGACAAGTACGGACTAACGAATTCTGAAAAAGTGCCGATTTAGATTCCGTGTTCTTCTGCGGTGGGGAACTTGACGTTGAAAGCCCATTGGAGTACACATTGAAATGGACTGGCGGGTTTTTGCGTCTAATCACGAGAGGGGAAAAAGTCATGGATGCCGCTGAAATGATCGAAAAGGGGCTAAAAGAAAACCCTGAGGTTCGGTTAGTTCTTGACATCGCTGCCCGTGCTCGCGAGACGGAAGCTAGAGAACTGCCACGAGAAATTGTCGCGTCAACCGAGGTGGTGGCGATTCCCTTCAACCCGCAGATTCCTGTGTCATGGGGTGTCCTGCATTACTAATGACATCCCGCTAGTGCCAGATTCGAACAGCTTGGTCTTAATGAATGGCGGCTGCAACGGGATATTCATCTGCACCTCACACCTGATGTAGTAATCCCAAATCAGCTTCCACAGGCCGTCGTCTTTATCGAGAACCTCGACCTCCAATCCAAAATCCTTCGCTGTCGCCCCGTCAATGTAATGACCGTGGACCGGGAAAAGCTGCCTCGATAGCAGTTTTTCGGCGACCTCACCTGCTTTCTTGGCACGCTGTTTTGCCTGTGGGAAGCGAGATTTGAGCATGTACTTATCAAGCAGAGTAAGGGCGGTCTTTTTTGAAAAACCGATCTCATTTTCCATTTCATCTATGAATGGAATATTGAGGCCAGCGAGTTGCGTGAGCAGCCCAACTGTTGGCTCCTTCTTCTTGATCGCCTTTGCAATCTGATCCATGAGGTTGTCTCGGGCTTCCACAAAGGCGAATGCGGAAACCCATTGGGTAATTCCCGATACCACCATTGGCACCTGCGGGTCTATCGGGCCTAGCTCAGAGCAGTACCCCATAAGGATTTGGTCAGCCCCAAGTGCAAGCACGGTAGCAGCACTTTTCGCAATGTTCGGCACTATTACTCTAAATCTCCGGTTTTGGCCGGACAGGTGGGATCTACACATCTCCACTATTTTTTCGACGATCGTTCCGTCACCACCAGGGCTATGAATAAGCAAATTTATTTGGTCAGCGCCAGAAACAGAATTCAAAACTGTTTCCAGATGTGGTATGTCTGAAGTGTGCATGGCTGTCCGGGGATGCCCGAACCTCAAAACGTAACTCATCAGACGGTTCGAGCTTCCGTAGCGCGCCGTGAGTGCTGTCTCGATTTCAACGATCAACCTCTGTCGCTTCAGAAGTTGATCCTGATTCAGGTTGAGTTCGTTGAGGACGGCCATGAAGATGGGCGTCTTCTGGTACTTTTCGCTCGGATCGGCTGGTGGGGAACTAGGAGGTGCTGGGGGCGTCGCCATAATTTTTACTCCTGTTGGGACGGCTCAATTATGGCATGCCTTCAGGATTCGTCAAGCCCGAAGAAACTGAAAGTAGCTTCCTACCTGCCGGGGCGGTTGCAGCTATTTTCTGCTGGACGCTTTGTCGTCCATAAGTGAAATGACTCCCTCGATTGTCCATACGTGATCTGTGATTCCGGCTTCCATCTGCACCACTACCCTCACATCGGCCGGGCCCGCTTAGCGGACAAGCGCAGTTGGGTGGGCGCACGGCTGTCCCTGCACGCCGACCACACCCATCAACTCTGCACCAACCATAGCCACGAATCCTGCGCGGCCACATACCACGTGTATGGTGGTAGAATGTGCTGTAGCCAGGAAGGGCTGCGGGCAGTGTGGCAGGCCTCCCGGTGTGAGAAGTTTGAGGGTTTTCAGCACGGGCGTTCTTTCCCGGAAGAGTCGTTCCATGTCGGGCGTCGTGGCAGAAGCACGGTGGGGTGAGCGAGTTAACCTATCTATCGCCGTGCGGACCCGATGCAGGAGGATAAATCAATGTTTCGTTTGCGCGCTCCGTCCTTTTACGTAGCCATAGCGATATGCCTGGCAAGCTGTGCTTGGAGCTCTATCCCTGAGGCGCGGGTCGCCCAGACTTTACGCGCCGGCCAGGCCAATCCCTTTACCGTGGAAGGCAAGGTCAATACCCTCGACCAGAATAGACTCACTCTGAACACTGAAGAAAACATGATTTTCCACGTGCGCTACGATGACAAGACCGAGTTCAAGAGTGACGACGGCAGTCCCGCTAGCAGCAAGGATTTGCGCGTAGGTTTAAGGATCAGGGTGGAGGGTGATCTTACCGAAAGCGGTGAGATTGTTGCTCAGAGGATTGAATTGCTGAAGACACCGCCCAAGAAGTAAGCTTTCTCGCCTGCGCTGCTGAGAGAGGATTCAGGATTCAGGAGTCAGGAGTCAGGGAAAGAGCCAGGCTCTTCTCTGAATCCTGAATCCTGATTCAACGCACCAACCAGATTATTGCTGATGCAGCCAGCGCTAAGGCCAGCCCGGCAGCAAGGTACGGGAATGCCGACCTCAAGAAGGGGATCTAATAGAGGAAGGATGTGTGCAGCCAACTGTCATTTGACACTCAGTGGGGGAGGCCGAGCTCTTCTGCGTGGTGGTCAAGAGCTACGTTAATTTCATGCAGCAAATCCTTGCGTAGGCGTTTGGTCTTGGCAGTCTCCGCAGAGAGACTCAGGGAACGAAACGCGAAGCGAGTTCGATGGCGCAGCAGCCAAGCGTAGCGCCAGAGGTATAGGCCCGAGAGAGGAAGGGTGGGTGCGTAGTACCCCGCCGCGCGCCGACCCCAAGAGCGGGCGACCAGGAAAACCTCGACCGCATAACACCCCAATACCACCAGGCCGCGCGCCAGCCATTCCATGATTCTGTCCCGG